ATTATATGTTGATTATGTTTACCTTGATACTGATGAACGTCGTCGTTTTGCTCAAGTATCTCACGAATATTTGATTGAACAAGTTCAGTTTACTGGTACCGAATCTGTCTCTGTTGGTACTTCTAAGAATGTTACTCTTAACTTCAACCACCCTGTTAAGGAACTCATTTGGGCTCACACTACAACTACTCATGCTGCTACCCCTTCTGGTACTACTGGTCAAGGAAATTGGTTTAATTATTCTGGTCAAACTGATTCAGGTGTTGATTCATTTCAGAAAGCTCTTCTTCAGCTTAACGGTCATGATCGTTTCTCTGTTCGCTTTGCTGATTATTTCCGTAAAGTTCAGAACTATGAACACCATACTCGTGTTCCCCGTGTAGGTGGTGATCTTGCTGGTACATTTACTGATACAACAAAACGTTCTTTCCGTCAATATATCTATTCCTATTCCTTTGCTCTCTCTCCTGAAGAACATCAACCCAGTGGAACCTGCAACTTTTCACGTATTGACAATGCCGTTCTTCAATTAACTTATGATAATAGCGCTACAGGTACAGATGAAACTATGAACCTTAACATCTATGCCGTCAACTACAACGTTCTTCGTATCATGAGCGGTATGGGAGGTCTCGCTTACAGTAACTAGGGGAGGCATATTATATCATGTATCATTTATTATTCTATTACCATTATAGTTTCATAGTTATTCATAATGCTTTATAATATTATAGTTTAGTAGAATTTATCATATTTTCATTATTTTTCATTATTTTTATTAATAATAAAAATTAAAATAAAATATAAAAGTTTAATTTTTTCGATATTATTTAAATGTAAATTTATTAAGTAGTGAATAAAGCTGTGATTATGATGGCGTTTAATCATTTTGTATTTTATTAAAAAGTATAATTTTAAGATTTTTTATTATATTTATTATTTTTTTCAAGAAATATTATATTTGTTAAAAGTATAATCAGCAACTAATAAATTTTAATCTTTTTATCAACTAACTATTATTTTATTAATAATCTAAAATGGGAGGAGGACTTATGCAACTTGTCGCTTATGGTGCCCAGGATATTTACCTGACTGGCAACCCTCAGATTACCTTTTTCAAGGTCGTCTATCGTCGTCACACTAACTTTGCTGTTGAATCTATTGAACAGACCTTTAATGGTACTGCTGATTTCGGCAAACGTGTTACTGCTACCATCTCTCGTAATGGTGATTTAATCCAACAGATGTATTTGGAAGTTGTTACCCCTGCTATGGGTGGTACTGGTACTACTTTTACTTATGGTTTTGGTAATGCCCTTATTAAACAGGCTGAGATTGAAATTGGTGGTCAACTCATTGACCGTCAATATGGTGACTGGATGAATATCTGGACTGAACTTACCACTACTGCTGGCAAACGTGCTGGTTATGATAATATGGTTGGAAATAAATCATCAAGTGCTACTCTACAAACTGGTGCTGTAGCTTGTGTTTCAGCAAAAAAACGTTTTTATGTACCTCTTCAATTTTGGTTTAATCGTAATCCTGGTCTTGCTCTTCCCCTGATTGCTCTTCAATACCATGAAGTTAAACTTAATCTTGAACTTCGCGCAGCTGCTGATTTAACAAATGTTGATGATCCTGATGTAAGTACTGGTCTTAGTTGCAAACTTTATGTTGATTATGTTTATCTTGATACTGATGAACGCCGTCGTTTCGCTCAAGTCAGCCACGAATATTTAATTGAACAAGTTCAATTTACTGGTTCTGAATCTCGCGGAGCTAGTGAGAATTCTAAAAATATTACTCTTAACTTTAATCACCCTGTTAAAGAATTAGTCTGGGCTCACACAGTTGTTGCTAATGCAACAACTGGTGGAGCTGATGGTAATAGATGGTTCAATTATTCTGGAAGTGCTTCCGCTTCTCTTGATTCATTTACTACTGCTCTTCTTCAACTTAATGGTCATGACCGCTTCTCGATTCGCTTTGCTGATTATTTCCGTAAGGTTCAGAACTATGAACACCACACTCGTGTTCCTCGTGTAACTGGAGATCTTGATGCTAATGATAATCGTCTACAATTTATTTATTCTTACTCATTTGCTCTCTCTCCTGAAGAACATCAACCCAGTGGAACTTGCAACTTTTCTCGTATTGATAATGCTGTCCTCCAATTAACTTATGGTATTGATAATGGAACTGCTGCTGTAGCTCTAGGTGCAGCTATGAACCTCAACATCTATGCCGTCAACTACAACGTTCTTCGTATCATGAGCGGTATGGGAGGTCTCGCTTACAGTAACTAGGGAGGCATATTATATCATGTATCGTGTATCGCGTATTATTCTTATTACCATTATAGTTTCATAGTTATTCATAATGCTTTATAATATTATAGTTTCCTAGAATTTATCATATTTTCATTATTTTTCATCATTTTTTATTAATAATAAAAATTAAAATAAAATATAAAAGTTTAATTTTTTCGATATTTTGTAAATATAAATTTATTAAGTAGTGAATGAAAGCATATTTAATATTGATTTTCTATTTTTTAATTTTATTAAAAAGTATAATTTTAATATTTTTTATTATATTTATTATTTTTTTCAAGAAATATTATATTTGTTAAAATTATAATCAGCAACTAATCAACTTTAATCTTTTTACCAACTAACTATTATATTACTAATAATCTAAAATGGGAGGAGGACTTATGCAACTTGTCGCTTATGGTGCCCAGGATATCTACCTGACTGGCAACCCTCAGATCACCTTTTTCAAGGTCGTCTACCGTCGTCACACTAACTTTGCTGTTGAATCTATTGAACAGACCTTTAATGGTACTGCTGATTTCAACAAGCGTGTTACTGCTACCATCTCTCGTAATGGTGATTTGATTCAACAGATGTATTTGGAAGTTGTTCTTCCAATTTGTGCTGCTCTAGGTTCAACAGCTGGTTCTAATGTTTGGACTTATGGTGTTGGTAATGCTTTAGTCAAGCAAGCTGAAATTGAAATTGGTGGTCAGCTCATTGACCGTCAATATGGTGACTGGATGAATATCTGGACTGAATTGACTATTCCTGCTGGAAAGCGTGATGGTTATGATGACATGGTTGGTAATAAGCTTACAGCTAATGATACTGATATGCAAGGTGGTCTTAGTTTTTTAACACCAGCAAAGCGTTTATATGTACCTCTTCAATTTTGGTTTAATCGTAACCCTGGTCTTGCTTTACCATTGATTGCTCTTCAGTACCATGAAGTTAAGCTTAACCTTGAAATTCGCCCTCTTGCTGATCTTACAAATTGTGAAGTTGTTGCTGCTACAGCAACTGATGTTCTTGGTTGTAAATTATATGTTGATTATGTTTACCTTGATACTGATGAACGTCGTCGTTTTGCTCAAGTATCTCACGAATATTTGATTGAACAAGTTCAGTTTACTGGTACTGAATCTGTTGCTGTCGGTGCTTCCAAGAATGTCACTCTTAACTTTAACCACCCTGTTAAGGAGCTTATCTGGGCACATACTACAACTACTCATGCGGCATCTGGTGTTGCGGTTACTTCTAATAAATGGTTTAACTATTCTGGAGCAGATACTGTATTAACTGGTGTTGATTCATTCCAGAAAGCTCTTCTTCAGCTTAACGGTCATGATCGTTTCTCGGTACGTTTTGCTGATTATTTCCGTAAAGTTCAGAACTATGAACACCACACTCGTGTTCCTCGTGTAGGTGCTGATCTTGCTGGTACATTTACTGATACAGTACAAAAAACATTTCAACAATACATCTATTCCTATTCCTTTGCTCTTTCTCCTGAAGAGCATCAACCTAGTGGAACCTGTAACTTTTCTCGTATTGATAATGCCGTTCTTCAATTAACTTATGATACTTCTGTTACAACTTTACCTATGAACCTCAACATCTATGCTGTCAACTACAACGTTCTTCGTATTATGAGTGGTATGGGAGGTCTCGCTTACAGTAACTAGAGATTTTTAAAGGAGCATAACTTATACGGTATATTTATAAATATTTTTTCTATTTTTTAATTAATAATAAATTATTCAATTCAATTATTCAATTACTTAATTACTCAAAAAATTGATTTAAAATTTATATTAAATTTTATAATACTACATATAAAATCAATATAAAATGACTACAATTAATATGTTATCAGGTGAAAAAGGTGATAAAATAAAAATAGATGATAATCTTATTATATT